TTGTTTCTACGCACCCTCACTGGACGCGAACGCGATGCGTTTGAGAACGGCTGCTTCACGCAGCGCGGTAAGGACAGGGTTCTCACAACCGACAACATCCGCGCCAAACTGCTCGTGCGCTCTATCTGCAACGAGCAGGGCGAACGGTTGTTTGCAGACAACGAAGCAGAGGCGTTAGGAAACATCCCTGCGGACATCCTCGACACCCTGTTTGCAAAAGCGCAAGCGATGTCGGGTTTGGCTCCAACCGACATTGAGGAATTGAAGGGAAACTAACGAGCGAGAGCGGTCTGCGGAGGCGGTTTCTGTTTCGCCTTGCTCTCGCAATCGGATGCACCGTAGGCGAGTTGCTCGACCGATTAGACTCGCGGGAACTTACAGAATGGATGGCATTCGATGCTATTGAACCTATCGGTTCGTGGCGAGATGATTACAATTCGGGAATGCTTTGTTCCCTGTTGGCAAACATCAACAGACGGAAGGGGGCTGCGCCAATACCCCCCCAAGCGTTTATGCCTTTCATGCCGAAGGAAGAAGATTTTCTAACGGACGATGAGAAAATGCTGCGGATGTTTCAGTCGATGGCTGCAAACATGAAGCCGAAAACGGGGGGTGCGTAATGGGTTCGCTTGCGTCAATGTATGTTTCGATTGGTGCAAACACCGCAGGGTTTGAGAAGTCCATTGCGCGGACTGAACGCACAATGCAGCGCGTCAGTAAGCAGCGAACGCAAATCCCAATTGACGCGCACGAAAAAACGGTTCGGCGTAGGGCAGCAGCGAGCCAACCACGAGATGAGCGGGGGCGGTTTGTTGCGAAGCCAAGTATAGCCGAACCCGCAGCGCAAACCGCAGCGCAACCAATCGCAGCACAGGCTATCGCGCCAGTCAACACCGATGCGATGACACAGGTTGCCGATGCGCTTGAACAGTCTGCGGCAAGCGTTGCGGCACTTTTAGAAAAGGCGGGATACAGACTAGAAAATGTAGCGCAAGCGTTTTCGGACACCATTGTCAAAGGGGCAACGACCGCCGTTGAAAAACTGGTCAGCGCAAAGGTGGGCGCAGGATATGGAAAACTATCAACCTCGCTAATCAAAACTGCGGGGGCGTATGTAGAGAGGGTTGGGTCTGCGCGAATTGCTTGGGAGCAAATCTATAACAAGCAGTTGGAAATGGGGAAATCAGAAGAAACCGCAAGAGAAACCGCCAACACACTAATGGCGCAACAGGTTGGTCAGATGGCGGGGTTCTTATCGAAGGCGCAGGCTGCATACAGGGTTGTCAAAGAAAACGCGCAGGGCATAGGTGCGGCGTTTACTCGCGTAGGCAAACAGGTTGGGGACATGGTAGGTTCATGGGCTAAAATCTTTGACTTTGGCAAGAAAACGGCTGCGGCTAGTGCCGAAGTGTCCAACAATACCGCAGCGAAGTCAGGCGGCAAGTGGTGGGCGGCAGGCGCGGCGGCACTTGGGACGATGGCTGCAAGCGCGACCGCAATCTACGCAACATTCGCAAGCATTCGGATTGCATGGGCGGCAATCAGCGGCTTGTTTAGCGCGGCTGCATCGGTGCTGAACGGAATCGTTGGCATTGTCGGTGGGATTTTGGGCGCGTTCGGCAGCGTGTTTTCTGCATTAGGCTCCGCGTTGACAAGCGCAATTGGTGCGGTTGGCGAACTGTTGGGCGCAATCGGAGAAATCGGTGTCGCAATACTTTCGCAAATTGCCAAGCCGTTCATGTGGGTTGGCAGTCAAATAATGGGGGTCGCGCAAAGCGTTTTTGATTACATCATGGACGGGCTACGCAGCGCAGCGGGATTCATCAAAGGCGTTCTCATGGGCGCGGTGGTCGCCTATTTAGGAAAATTGACCTATGACAGCGGGATCATTGGAAAAACGCTGCAAGATTTGAGGGTGATGACTCGCGGCGGCAAACAGGTGCGGTATGACGAGCGTGGCGAGGAGATATCAGAGCCGCAGACTGGAATACTGACCGAGGCGGTCGAACGGTCAAGCGCGGCTATCAAGCGATTCACGGACGCACTGCAAAAAACCTTTGGCAAAATGTTTGAGGCAATCGACACTAGCGCAATAGTTGCCGCGCTATCAGGGTTCATTGATAAAACGCTTGCCTATGTGCAGCAAATGCTTCCTGCGATTGGAACTGCTGTGCTGAAATCCCTATCGGTTATCGTGTCAATCATTGACAGCGCGGTTGGAATTGTCCGCGCTGCGTTCAGTGGCGATTGGGGCGGGATGAAGGCGATGGCACTGGAAACGGGTGCGCGTATTTCCGATGCCCTCGCAGGGCTATTGGGAATGGTTGCACCGTATCTCGATCAACTGATCGACAGGGTAGCAATCATCGGGGCAGACCTTTTGACCGCGCTCGGCAGTGTAATGGCTTCAATCGAAACAACGGTTCGTGGCGCGATGGCGGGGGTGATCCGTGCGGTAGCGTGGGCTGCGGGGATGGTGGCTGATGGGGCTGCGATTGCCGCCAGTGCAACACTAGGTGGCATAGATGCTCTTGCACAAGCGTTCCCCACATTTGCAAGCGCAGGCGGAAACTTGTTTGACCAAAACTATAAGCCAAGCAACATGGCGGGTGAGGCGATGGAGGGTATTTACACCGCAAACATCCAACTGCAACAAGCGATGGGTACTGCGGCGCGAAAGGTTGAATCACCCGAAACGGGATCAGGCGTAACCGATTATGTGTTGGCGAAAGCGGGGCAGTTGCGCGATGCCGCATCGCAGGACGGCGGATTGGGCTTGACTGCAACGGCGGCGGATGCGCTGAAGTCAGCGGCGGATACGATGCGCGACCAAGCCGCCAAAATCGCCCCCAACGCTCAAAAGCAATACGGGGGAACACTTGATCCCGTGCAGAAGGCAATCGCTGCACTTCAAGCGATGCTAGGGCAGGGCAGCGTTGTAGCGCAGCAGGGGAAGGTGGTAGATGCTGCTGCGGCAGCAGCACAGAAGCGCGACAGGGACTTGGGGCAGGGAACTACGGGTGTAGAAACCGTGTTGGGAACCGTAAACCTTGCGTCAGGGGCGGCAAGCAAGGCGCAGCAGATTGCAGGCAAACAACTGTCAGAGGCAGAAAAACAAACGCGCATACTGGAGGAATCGAACAAACTGTTGCAGGCGAACGACCCCGCCAAATATGTTCAGGTGCGAGATGAAGATGGATACTTGGTTTCGATGCTTGAGTCGTACACGAAACTGGTTACGCGAGTGGATGCAGCAGGAAAGCAGACTACAGAGCGTGAGGCGATGTCACAGGCTGAAATATCAGCAGTAAACGAGGCTGTCAATGTGCTTGCGCGGAGCGTGTTAGGCGAGCGAAATGTCGATGCGAGTGGGGTTGACCTGTCGGTGCTGTCCCCACAGGTCTTGACACAAGCGTACAAAGACGCGCAGGCGCAAACAGAGAAAAGCGTCCGTGAGTTTGCTGCGGCGAGTGCGGTAAAGTCGCAGGAGGAACAAAACTTGGCAATGGCGGCAAATCGGTGGCTGTCGCAGATTGCAGACAACACAAAGGGCGGGTTTATCCCGTTGCAGTAATGGCAGCACCCGTAGCACAACAAACGAGTTTTGAGGTTTCGCAGGACACAGAGAAGGACACGATCACTGTAAACTACATCATCAAACGACCTTCGGGCGTTGACCCCGTCACCTACGAAGAGGCGTTGCAGGTGATGCCTGACGAAAGCGTTACTTACACGGTGGTTGGGCGAACCGTCTATCTGAAATCACGCACCGTAAGCGCAGTTGAAAACAGCGCATTGCGTGTGTGGAACGGAACCGCCGTATGGGACAACGCTCCGACATCCACACCCGCACTGTCATTCGTTGCGCGTGAGATGAACACTAGCACTACGGGTGTCGATTTTTGGAGGGCAGAAACCTCGCCACCCGCCGACCTATCAAATCCCGCGCAAACCGCCTTGACTGGTACACCGCTTGACGCGAACGGCGAGCCAATCACCGTTCAGGTTCCCCAAATCACATTCACGGTAACGAATCTGAAGGGGGACTCGCAATACGAAACGATTGCAAACCTTGTTGGTCGCAGGAACAGCGGTATTTTCTTGAATATAGCAGCAGGCTATTTGCTATTCACGGGAGGTCAGTCCCGCAGGGTAAACACATCGCAGTACGAAATCACCTACACATTCGTTTACGATTGGTACGGTCACTGTAGACAGGTTGCGCTCGGCGATAGCGGTGGGATCATTATGGGAGCAGAGACTGGAAACCCACCTGTTCGACACGCTACACAGGTTGTGTGGAAACAACCGTTCCCTGCTACTGGCAATTTTACTGCATTGGGTTTGGTAACCTGATGCCAACGATGAAGCGCACAATTCAGCGAGGGCTTGGCTCGTTGAGTCCTACCGTGTGGCGACAAATCGCAGACAGCGTAAACAAACTGGTTAGCGAATACCACGAATCGTTTACTGCACAGCAGCCCCAAAGATTCCTTGCACGAATCACGAACGCAACCAAAATCACGGGTATCGCCCGATGGAAATACGGCTTTGAAGAGGTGTTGCGCAATCCCGATACTAGCGGAATGGCTACAGCGTTGTTTAGCCCTCGCACTGGCGGTATCACGAGCGATTTGCAATCTCTTGCAACCTACAAGGCAACCAATCTGCTTGAAGCGGGAAACACGAGTACGCTTTGGTACGGGGTAGCGGTTCAGGGATCGCAGGGAATTCAACTGGTAAGCAACGATGCGTTCAATGTTTTGCCTGTTCCCGTGAATGCGGTAGTGGAGATGACGGTTGTTCGCAGCCGTGGTGGAAACGCATTTGCGTATTTTTCAGCACCAAATCCTATTGACGGCGATTGCGGATGAGTTACGATAACGGGATGGAGTGCAAGACATCACACAGCCGACTTCCACCATATCAGTGGGGTAACCTGATTACCGCCGTTGTCGCCGTTGGCAGCATTCTTATTATGCTTGGGCAACGCGATGCGGGTTTGACTGATGTAATTGCAACCGTGCGAGAGTTGCAAAGCGTTAGCATCCAACTGGCAAAAACGCAAGCCGCGCAACTTGAAGGCGCAAGGCACACGGAGAAAACACTGGAACAGATTGTTGGTAGACTGAACGAACTCGAACGAAAGGCACGAGGATTATGAAGCAATCTTGGAAAACAACAACCGCAGGAATCGCAGCCATCGTTGTTGCATTGGGAACAGCAGCGCAGCATCTTGTTGCCACGCCGCCAACTCCAGTGGATTGGGGAGCGGTCATTGCAGCAATCATGGCGGGAGTCGGTTTGATTGTGGCAGCGGATAACAAGCAGAAGTGATTTTCCTGCGAGCAATCATTGAATCCATACTTGGATGGTTGGCAGGCGAAGCACGGCGAGGACATCGTGCAACGACAGCGCATGGCTCCACCGATCACGCTGCTCGCGTTGGCGGTCGCATCAGCGAGTATCTGCGTAAGCGCAGGATGCAGCAGGACAGTGCTAGTGGAGAGCGGAAAGCCGATTCGGATAGCGGCTGATTGCGATTGCTACATTTACACGCTTGCCGATGATGGGGAGTGGGTACGCAGCGGAAACCGTGTACGCATAGCGGAGGGGTGGTACGCAGTTGATCCATCGTTTGTAGAGGACACCAAATGACGGCACAAACCGCCTGCTGCTGCCCTACGAATAACCAGTGCTGCGTACTGGATGAAGGCGATGCGGGGGTTGGTTTCCCGTCAGGGCTACAGGTTTCGTGGTCGCCATTGTTCTCATGGGTGAATCCTGTTTGCAGTTTAGGCAGTCAAGACAGCGCGTACTTTGAGTCAGATCACTGCATTCAGTTGGGGGCTTGGCGTAGTAGCGAAAACGGTTGCGTTGAGTTTGATCCGCGTTATCAAAATGGATCAGGGAACACCTACAGCCTGTGGAATGCCTATTTCGGGTGTACGCAGCAGCCGACCTATCAAGAGGTGATACCAACAGCGTGTGATGGTCGATATCCTGCCGCGCCTAGCGGTTATTGTTTCACGCCCTGCGCGTATTGTTCGTGTGCAAGCAGACCCGCAAACCACTTTTGCCCACCGAATCCGAATGCCTGCGATCCACTCTGCGGTGGAGGTATTTTGGGGAGTAGTGGTTGTGCCGCTTGTGCGGGTGCGGGTTGTCCCGCGTGTTTTGCATACCCTGACCGATATACAAAACGGGTTGGTGTCGATTGCAATTGTATGTGGGATTGCAATGACTTCAAGTGTGAGCCTGTTGATCCCCGTGCTTGTAGGGATTACTGTTGGCAGATACCAAATGATGAGTATTCACCCGACAGAGCGGCAGAATTGAGCGGTGGATACTGTCAGACTTCGATTGGCAACTATTCGCGCAGCGTTGACAAATGCACACATCGCAAGGGCAGTTTATCGCTTGTGGCTGCTGCGTTAGTAACAGGAGCAGATGGACACAAATACTCGCCAAGCAATTACGATAATGCGGGGGCGTTGGTAAGTGGAAATGTTCGCGCAGACCTTGTTTCCACCATCAGCCGCGATGCCGCAGCAGTTGAAATAGATTATGTTGGCAAATATCAGGGGGTGTTCCGAGCGCAATATGTGGAACACGGTGATTGTGTAACAGGTGGAGGCTCTACGCCAGTGCGAGGGTCAACGCAATACACAGCAGCGGGGTTGCTCACAGGCAATATGCCGTTGTCGCAAGACGAAATGAACGCTTGCAATGGTATGTGTGGACAAACGATACAGGGTGGCTTGCCACCACTCACAACCGATTGCGACAGTACTACCAAGTGCGCGGTGTGCAGTCCATGCGCGGTTGCTCGTGTATGGATTGACATTGATGAGCGCGGTGGTGATATTAGCACCGCCGAAATGGTGATCGGGCAGGAGTACGAGATACGAGAGTTGGGATCGTTCTGTTGGGGTTGCTTTGGCGCGGGTGCTGCGCCGTTTGTGGGGCAACGATTCACCGCTACCGCCTGTCTGATGGTCAACTGCGCTCCGTGCCTTACAAATGGTCAGCCAACGGTTTTTAGTGATTGTGCAGAAGGGCTTGTCCTGCCAATCTACAAGCATCATTTTGAGGTGCGCGGTCGCGGACATTTGGGCAGTTTGTGGGAAAAGTTGGTGCAAAACTTTGATAACGGCGTTTGGCAGTACACAGAAAACCAAACAGCAGATACGAAGCGGGGGTATAGCATCACTGGATATTCTGCAATCAAGTCGGGGGATAGTTATGTTGGAGGAACACAGATTTTGGGGGGGTGCTGCAACAGTCCGCAGTATTTTGGCAATCATCCCGATTACCCCGAACAGTTTGTATACGAGTTTGGATGCACGGGCTGTATGTCGGGTCTATACACAACCTATGAGTATGTTCCCGAAACCACAAACGAAACCAAGAGATACTACGCAATTCCGTCCTTATGGATACGCGCTTCGGTGTATGTAAGCGAGAAAGCCACTTGTTTTGCGGACACTATAACATTTGTGGTTCCCCCGTATTACGATTGGGACTTTCTCTGTTGCAACCATCCTTGCGATCCTGCACCGCAGTTGATAGAGGTTTACCCACAACAGGTAGTCGGCGGCTGCATTAGCACCGCACTGGACATGGGTGGCAGTGAATCCCACTCATCGACAGCGCAGAGTGCTGCGCGAGCGTTGCGGGTAGGAGTAGGACAGGACATCCTGAGTGGGCTATCACTAACACCTGCCAACGCCGTGTACGGTAGCGCGACTCCCAAACACACATTCACTGTACCCTGATGACTGTGCGAGCATCCCATATTCCGTGTACCCCCCTGAAGCAATTTATGCAGCACGATGTCCACGGGGGGCGGCAGGATGCAGTCATGCTCACGGTCAATTGCGAAAACTATCTGACGAACACGAACACCTGTCGGGGTGCTTGTGCTGCGGGTCATAGGGCGAGCGTAGAGGTTTGTGAATCCTGCACCGACTACATACCAACGCAGGCTCCCTCGCTCGCAAGCCGCGCTGCCAATTTAGGTCGATCCATGATGTCAGCGATTGTTGCTCAACACGCTACAGCCGAACAGCAGGCGGTGCGCTTGGCAACCTGTCGCGCTTGCGCCCACCTAAAGCCTGCCGAGAACCCCGATGATGTCGGGTGGTGCGGGGCTTGTGGATGCCCACAGAACGCACTATCCTTACTACGGGTCAAGGCGAAGATTTTGCACCCGTCTTGTCCAAAAGGCTACTGGAAATCACTGTCGCAGGAAACGATTACAACAGAACAGGTACGCGATATCAAACCCCTGTCGGAGTAGCGAATGAAAATTGAAACGATGCCAGTTGCGAGCCTTTGCCACGATCCCAAGAATTTGCGCAAGCATCCCGAGGACAATCTTGAGTCGATCAAAACAAGCCTTACGCGCTTTGGGCAGCAGAAGCCCATTGTCGTTGATCAAAACAACATTGTGATTGCGGGGAACGGTACGCTTATGTGTGCGCGTGATTTAGGTTGGGAGAAAATCGCCGTTGTACGAACGAAATTGAATGGAGACGAGGCGGTTGCTTTTGCTATTGCCGATAACAGAAGCGCGGAACTTGCGATGTGGGACGAAACGGCGCTGAAAGATGTGTTGCAAGAGTTACAGAAGAACAACAGCCTCATGTTCGATGCAACGGGCTTTGATCAGAAGTGGCTAGACGAATACAACGAAACAGGTCAAAACCTGTACACAAAAAAGATCGAAGTACCAATCTACGAACCCAAGGGCGAGTGTCCACCAATTGCCGAATTGTCGGATGGCGGAAAAACACTCGACCTACTGAACGAAATCAATCGCGTGGAAATGGAGGAGGGGCTTCGTAACTTCCTGCGCTCTGCTGCACATAGACACACCGTATTCAACTTTGAGAACATCGCAGAGTATTACGCACACGCCACGCCGCAGATACAGCGGCTTATGGAGCGCAGCGGACTGGTTATTGTCGATTTCGACAAGGCGGTTGAGTACGGGTTTGTACAGATCACGGAACAGATGTCGAAACTCATGAATGTGGAAGCCGAGTACCGTGAAAGCGAATAGTGAATCGTGGCAGCCGCCACGCTTACGCAAAGACTTTGTGTTGCTGATTTTGAGCCACGGTAGACCCGATAGGGTCAAAACCGTCAAGGCGTTGGAAAAATCGGGCTACACGGGCAAGTGGTATGTCGTTATTGATGACGAGGACTCTACTGCGCAGCAATACCGCGACCTGTATGGCGATAAGGTGCTGCAATTCTGCAAGAGCGAATACATCGCCAAAACCGATAGCGCAAACCCGTGGGGTGATCGGCGCGGTGTGGTGTTTGCGCGTAATGCAGCATGGTCGATTGCCGAAAGGCTTGGCATCAAATGGCACATGGTCTTTGACGATGACTACATTGACTTTCGGTTTCGCCATGACGAGTTTGGCAACTACATTACCTACGCACCTATCCATCGAACGCTCGATAGCGTGTTTGAGTTGATGATCCAATTCATGGAGGCAACGCCAATCAAATGCCTTGCCTTTTCGCAGGGCGGCGACTGGATTAGTGGCGCAGGGCAGATACCTGATGGGCGTAGGTGCTACAGGCGCAAGGTAATGAATTCGTTCTTGTGCAATACAGATCGACCCTTTGCCTTTCGCGGAATCATCAACGAGGATGTGAGCACCTACTTGGAACTTGGCAGACAGGGCGATTTGTTTCTAACGCTTATGCAAATCATGCTTACGCAAGTGCAAACACAGACCAACGCTCGCGGACTGACCGATATCTACAAGCGATTCGGGACCTACATCAAGTCGTTTTACAGCGTCATGTACGCGCCGTCCTGTTGTAAGGTAAGTACGCTTACAGACTGGCACGCCCATGTGTGGATGCCACGATTCCACCACCTAACAGACTGGAACGCTGCCTGCCCCAAGATCGTGCGCCAAGAGTTGCAGAAGCACAGTCCAGTCTAGGTTAGGCAGGGCAACACCAAGCCGCCGCCGCCATGCCTCAAACCGAAGCCAGTTTCGATACCTGACATTCCTTGGTGTTGGTTGGTGTAGCAGATAGGCAAACAAAGCAACGCCTCATATCGAAAGCCCTGCCGCCTTGTGGGCTACAGGGGTAGGGGGGGTTGAAATCCGACTGAAAAGCGTTGTACATCGGTTTCGTTTCCGTCCTGTATGCGCCTACGGGTTAGCCGATTTTTTGTGGAAGCCAAAAAGAGGGCTGCCGTTAGGCAGCCCCCTTTGTTTCCGTTTGCGCATTTTACGCCGTTCCAACCGTCAGGGCGATTCGCATTGCCCGTGCCGTATCGACCGCCTTTGCGCCCAACACACAGGATGCTGCCCGATCCTCGCCGTCAAGCCGTCCATGCACATGCTGAATCCAGTTTGTCGTACTGTTTGCGGCGAGCCAAACCGAGGGCTTTGAGCCTTGCGAGCGCTCTGTATCGAACACCTTTTGCATGTAAGAAATGGCATCGGTTGCCCTGATCAGCCTGCGCTGCTCGACTGGAGTGGTGGGGTTGGTTGGGATTTTGATGCCCGTGGTTGCCTCATAGACCGCCACCATGATTGCCGAGACCCGTTCCGAATTCACATCGAGGGCGGCAAGGGTGTCGCCTTCCGACTTGATGATTCGGAGCCGATCCCGCCACTGGCGAAGCGCATCCTGTACTTCTTCCACACGGAGGGAAAGCCCTGCGGTGTGTCGCCAAGTGTAACCGAGATGTGCATCTGCGGTAGAGCCTCCGAAGGTGTTGGCGCAAACCACGCGAGTGCAGGTAGGGTGAATGCGCAGCGGTCTGCCGTCACCGTAGCCGTTTGCGAGCAGAAGGTACTGATAGGTTTCGTCCCCACCGATCACGGTATCCTCACCCCGCAAGCCGATGAAAATGTTTCTGCCGCCTCGGAGTGAGCCGATTGTATCCACACTGGGCGAGTTATCGCCGCCTGCCAACGAATCGGCAATCGCCGCCAGTGTTTTGGGCTGAACCACAGAGTAGTTGATCCCAACCACATTGAGCACATCCTGATTGTCACTTCGGCGCAGCGCCTTATGACTGTTGATGTCCCTGCTATCGGTTGCGGTTTGGATTGTTTCCTCGGTAACCGTCCAATCAAGCCCTACCGTTTCCATTGCCTGCAAAGCGGACTGCCCTGCCTCAATGTTCTTTCCCAAGCCATGCCATCCAGTACTGCCAACAATTCCGACTGTATCTGATTCTGTAATCTCGTGAGCCATTTGGCTGCCTTTCTGTTTTGTCCCACACGGGGACTGGTTCCTAAATCTGTCAACGATTGACAGTTGCGCCATGATCATAACCTGCCTCTTGGGAAAGTCTACCCCATTGTGAACATTTTTGCAAATCTTTTTTGTGCGTATCTATTCATACGCGGCTAGATTTGCGCTTGGCAGAGATTGCGAGATTCCGTTGGTTGCGCTTTGGCACGGAAATCCGCGAGAAAAAAGATTGACAAAATGTTCACATTTAGGTTTACTTTTGCCGATAGCAGTGTAAGATGGTTGCAGATCAGACACCCCGACCCCTAGCGGGTCAGAAAGGCAAGGCAAATGAAAACGAAGAAGGCAGTCGAATACGATGTGCGAACCATTGACGAGTACGGCGATGTGCAGGATGTGGATTCGTTTTATGGCAGCGCACACAGCAAGCGGCAGGCAATCGAGTCCGCGCAGAGGATCGTGCGCGATGGTGGAACCGCCGTGGTCGAGCGCACGACCTACACGATTGAACCCGATGTGGAAAGATTCGTTGATATGGAACACGAACAGATTTGGACTGGCGGCGACCACGACAGGCTGATTGCGGGTGGTTGGCGCACCGAAGGCAGCGAAGGAGGTGCAGCGTGAAGGACGGCGAAGTTACAATTACACTCCGCAGGTCTGAATTGCGAGACTTGATCGTCACGATCACTGCGATGTACGACCAGTCCGCCATGAGTTTTGAGGAGATGCAGCATCGCTACCCGATCTTTGCAAACGGGTACGACCGACTTTGCCATCAGGCACAACTCGCAGGCGTTCCTACCAACAGCGATGAAAGCATTGACGAAGGCATTGACGCAGAGGCAGACCGATGTTCATCGCACATCGACTGCAGCGTTCGCGTGGTTTGCGCCAACACCTTTGGCGGCTCTGCCGCCGATGCACATCAAGGAGGTGCAGCGTGAAGCGAATAACGAAAGCAAAACTCATGGCGATTCGCAGGGCAGACGCATACCTGAAGTTTCTCCACTACCTTGATCGCAGGGAGTTTGGCATGGCGTTGAGCGTTGCCAACACATGGGCGGTGACTGACACGAATGATCGGTTTAGGTCGTTGTGGGAAGGACACGCCAATGACACCTATCGACTGCTGAAAGCGCAAAGCGAAGGAGGTGCAGCGTGAGGTGGGAACAAAGGATCAGCATGACTCACATTTCGTTTGCCGCCTATTTTCGCACTGCATCCGATTGTTCATTCGCTACGAACGCACTGCGATTCGCAACGAGGGAAGAAGCGGAGGGGTATGGGGCAGACCTGTACCAACGATGGCTTGGAGCAAAGGAATGGGAAGTGCGGGAAACCGATGATCCTGTCCGTCATCGGTGGGATGCGAAAGAAAGAACGGTCGTAAACATTTGAAAGAAAACAGCGACAAAAAAAATCTGCAAAAATGTTCACAATGGGGTAGACTTTTGCCGATATTGGTGTAAGATGGTTGCAGATCAAACACCCCGACCCCAAGTGGGTCAGAAAGGACAGGCAAGATGAACAGGGCAAGCAATATCACGAGACTCATTGCGCTGAAGCGAGCGTGCGACAAGTTGGAGCAAGCATTGGATGCGGCGGAGGTGGCGTACTTCAAGAATCCAAGCGAACGCCGCTACCAACTGCGTCAGCGATTGGGCGTGCGGTGTGATCGCGCATGGGATAAGTTGGCGACAGAGGAACTGAAGCAGCGTCATGGCTGACCCGAACGCGAGGGGCGGCAACCGCCGCCCCAAGCGTCCGAGCCAGTTGGCAAGGAATCAAACCCCGACCCCAAGTGGGTCAGAAAGGACAGGCAGATGAACCCAGTATTCGATGCGTTTGAAAAGATCGGGCAAGCAATGGCAGAAGCGGAACTGGTTGCGGAAATCGCGCGATTGGATGAGGCGATGTTGTGGTACTTGAACTGCGCGAACGAAACGGTAGAGCAGCGCAAGGCTTTTGAGGCAATGCAAGCCGCATCCAACAGGTGTATTGAGATTGGAAGGGCAGCGAACCTAGCCGCAGTCAGAAAGACAGGCAAATGACACAGTACAAAATTGCAGAGGTTTGCGGCGACACTGGTGGTTGGGATGTTGTTGCAGAGTTTGAGGCTCGCAACGATGAGGCTGCAAACGAATACGCAGAGGAAAACTACGGCGACCTTGATTGGTATGTGCTTGATGAAAATGGCATAAACATCAACGGAGGCTTGGATGAAAATGCGTGAGGAATGGATGCGAACACAGTGCTTGGAACTTGTAGGGGCAGCGCTGCATCAAATGCACAAGAAGGTAGATGCGCGGCGGCGAAAAAAAGAATGCGGTTGGGTTGGTTCATCGCCCGATCCAGTCGTTGTGCGCCTGTTGCACAGAATCAATAAGTACGAGGTTGTGCAGCAGTGTTTGTTGGGCGAGGAACCCATGACGGCGATTGCGTACAAATTAGGTTGGAGACCGTCAGTTTACTATCAGTATACGATATCAGAATTAGATGAGCAGGCGGCGTTGTGGATCGAGGCCACCTATCCGATTGATAGCAAGGAGGAGGACGATCAGTGATTACCGACTACCAAAAATCGCAGCGAGCAAGGGGCGTAGGCAGCAGTGATGTGCCAGTTATTTTGGGTTTGTCGCCGTTCAAAACCCCGTACGATTTATGGCTTGAACGGATGGGTCGGATAGAGCCGCCGCCCGAAACGGAGGCTATGACAATCGGCTCGCAAATTGAACCGTTGCTATTGTCAATGGCAGCACAGCGTATCGGCGAGCGAGTCGTGCGACCATCGCAGACATTCGTGGGCGGTAAGCCTCACCATCGCGCAAACATTGATGGGATGGTTGGAATTGCCAAGCGCGGACATCCGATAGTGGAGGCAAAGAGCACGGGATGGCTTGAAGGTTGGGGCGCAGATGGCACGGACGAAATCCCTGAAGGGGTTAGGGCGCAAGTGATGTATCAAATGCTGATCACTTCAAGCACCATTGCGTATGTTGCTTGCCTACGAGCAGATCGCGGACTTTCGTTCACTTTGCACCCAATCGAATATGACGAAGGGCTTGCGGTGGCAATCGTTGGCGCGGTTGATGACTGGTGGGGCTATGTTCAATCAGGAACAGCACCTAGCAGCAGCCCATCGTTGGAATGCGTCAAGCGTATGCGGTACTCCGAAGATGCTGCGCCCGTAACTATTGACGATGCGCTTCTGATTGCGGACATAGATGCGCGACAAAGTTTGCAGCAAGCAGAGGCATACGCAGATACATGTAGGGCGAGGCTACTTGCCGCACTTGGCGAATCGCGTACAGGACAAAGCAAAGATGGTTGCTACAGCATCAAGGTAGCAGCCGTGAAAACGGAACGATTTGACACAAGGGCGTTTCAGCAAGGGCATCCCGAACTTGCCGCCCAATTCAGAATTGCGGGTGGTTACAACAGAGTGACCGTCAAGGAAAGGAAGAAGCAAACCAAATGAAGCGAGAGACAGATGACTACAGAGCGGTGGAGGATGACGATAAGGCGGTGGTGTTTTGCGCGTTGTTGGAGGCGCAGCAGGCAATAGCATCAGTGGTAAAGGACGCGAAAGCAAACTATGGGGAGCGAGCGCGATATGCGTATGTCAGTGCGGATCAGATGGTGACGGAGTGCCGCAAGGCTTTGCATGCGGCAGGACTTATCTTGCTGCGCGAGTCGTACAGCGTTCAGTCCAGTGCCGAAACAGGCATGGTGTTGTTTAGCAACTACCTGTTGGTTCATGCTGCGTCAGGCATATCGGTTGCAAGCAGTCAATCTCCATGGTTTATCATTGAAGCGCAAGGGCGACCACTTGACAAGGCGCTTGCGGGAGCGTTGACCACGAGCCTGTCGTACTACCTCCGCGACCTATTGCTTGTGCCGCGCGAAGATGAAGCAGAAATGGATCAGCGCAACGACACGGAACATCAGCCCAACAGCATCGGAATCAAGGGCGCGATTGCGTTACGCAAAGCGTTGGTTACTGCGGGCTGCAAGGAAGGCGCACTGCGATCTGCAATGCAGCAAAGCGGTGTAAATGTTCCTGATGACATGGCAACATGGGATCGCGCGTGGATGGAACGCATCAATGGATGGGTTGAACGCAACACGGTGTATGCTGACATTGCTGACGAAACGGTTGAAAGGTCTAGCCGAACAGGTGTATCTTGAACAATTGCAAAAAAACAAATCTAATTGCAGCACAGCAGAAGCATGTGCAGGAAAAATTCATCACGACCGCACAGTTGGCAACCGCCTTGGGAATTACACTGCAACGAGTATCGGCAATAGCACGAAGCAGAGGGATATCTTGTGTGTGGTTTGGAAATAGGCGTATGTGGCTAAGATCGCACTTTGATTCATTTGCACGCAGACCAAACGGAAGACCGAGAAAACAATAACAGCGCACGGCATAGTGGGTATTGGGTCAGTACCCATTATGCCGTGTTCACGGCAGAAAATACTTTCAGCCTTTCGATCAGGCTGCGAACCTTGCGAGGTGATCGGTGCTATGCGCGGCGGCATTGACGCGGCGATGGTTGTAGTGATACGGCTTGCCCCTACCGTATCCCATTGTGGGTTGTTTGCAATGCGCTCGACAACGCACGAAGCGGCTGCTCACCACAGCGAAATGGTAGATGCGTTGGCAAGGTTGACGGATGACGATGCGAAATGTTCAACAACCCAAGCCTTCGCGCTCCCGCATCTCGCGGGGGCTTGGTCTCAGGAATCAGATGCGCATGGAAACAAAAAATGGCGAAACGAAAAAGTAAGGGCGTTAGGGTAACGGGCAAGTGGTCTGAAGGTGAATCGATAGTTGATATCAGCCGACTGCTGCTCGACAAGGACATGCAGGCACGGGCAAAAATTTGCAACGAGGCAGTCGATGAATATGCGGAAGGCATGGCAGACACAGAAAACAACAAGCCGCTGCCACCGATCAGCGTTGTGGTATCTGACGAGGACGCAAAACAGGGTTGGGTAGTCGATGGTTGGCATCGGGTACTTGCCGCACTCAAGGCGGGGCTATCTGAATTGCCTGCGGTGGTCAAATTCGGCACACGCACCGATGCAATGGCTGCCGCTGCCGCTGCCAATCAACAGCATGGTGTACGGCGCACGAACGCAGACAAGCGGCTATCTGTCATGCTGATTCGGCGTGCTTTGCCCGACAGCAGCGTGGCATCGTGGGCTGCACAGTGTGGGGTTACACGAACCTTCGTCTACAACCTAATACAGAAGGAACGCGACACGGAACTGGCAATGCTCGATATCGAAAGTGTGCCAAAGCAAATGGCAACGCCGCAGATAGTGGAACTGGATGCGGAAACCAAAGCCAGTAGCGAGGAACACGATCCGCAAATCGCGCTTGTGATGAAACGCATGGCAATCGCTACAAGGGATGCGTCCACACTGTTCGAACTCATTGCGACAATCAAACAGAAAATCGTGATCGCAGCAGCCGCAAACGCAGCCGAACCCGACATTACCACTTTTCTCAATGTGCAAACCATGTTGTGCGACTTGGAAGCCGTCAAATCAGCAATCCGCAACGCTTCACCACATTCCATTTGTCCAGTATGCGGTGGAATGGGCTGCGCAATGTGCCGTCAGCGGGGTTGGGTATCAGTGCAGCAATACAAACTCATTCCTAAATCGCAGCGAGAGGGGGTAGCCGAATGAATCTGCGGGACTTTCAACAGCGAGCGGTCGAAGCCATTATTTCAAGACTCGACAGCGACAGAAGGACGCTGCTTGTCATGGCAACAGGGCTAGGCAAAACCGTTGTTTTTGGCGAAATCATTAGGCGATTCCTACATGATCATCCGCATGAGCGCGTAATGGTTCTCGCGCACCGCGAGGAATTGGTAATGCAGGCGCGTAAGACAATCGAAATGATAAGTGGCTATGCGGTTGCAATTGAAATGGGCGAGCAGCGCAGCGATGAATCTGCATGGCGCAAGGAATCGGTGGTTGTATCTACCGTTCAGACACAATGCGCAGGGCGCAACGAACGCAAGCGTATGCAGAGATTCGATGCTGAACGGTTTGGTTTGGTGATAATTGACGAGGCGCACCACGCAGTAAGCGGTTCCTATCGCCAAACCATTGACCATTATGGGAAAGGCGGGTTGCGTTTGCTAGGTGTTACGGCAACCCCTGATAGACATGATCGCGTAGGGTTACTAGACCTGTTTGGCAGCATCGGCTACGAATTTGGAATGCGCGAGGGCATCGAAAGCGGATGGCTTGTGCCAATCAAACAGCGCGTAGTCAATGTGCAGGGGCTTGACTTTAGCACATGTCGAACGCAGGCAGGCGATTTGCATGCAGGCGACTTGCGGCGGGTGGTGGAGTACGAGGAAGTGCTGCACGGCATGACCTATCCAACAATCGAAATAGCAGGCAATCGGCGCTGCATCGCATTTTGCGCAAGCGTTGCCCATGCGGAGCGTGTCGCGGAAATTATAAATCGACACCGTCCCGCATCAGCGGCTTGGGTATGCGGCGAAACACCGCGAGATGAGCGGCGTAATATATTCCGCGACTTCAGCAGTGGACGGCTTCAATTCCTTGTAAATGTGGGCGTAGCCACCGAGGGATGGGATGATGCCGCGCTTGATGGCGTTGGCGTAAGCGTGGTTGCAATGATGCGCCCCACCAAGTCCCGCGCGCTGTATTGCCAGTGTATTGGACGAGCGACAAGACCAGTACCGAAGTTGTTAGACGGACTGACGGAGGCGGCGGCACGCAGGGCAGCAATTGCCCAAAGCCCAAAACCCGCCGCAATCATCCTTGACTATTGCGGCAACGCAGGCAGGCACAAACTCGTGCATGCGGCTGATGCACTGGGCGAATCGTTTAGCCACTCCGTGCAAGAGCGAGCCCACAAGGCGGTCAATCGGCAAGCAGCCGATGACGAAATAGATGTGCTTGAGGCATTGACAAGGGCAGAAATAGAGGAACAGCGCATCGAAGAGCGCAAAAAGCGGCGGGGTATTGTGGTCAAGGCGCAATATGCCGTTCAGGACATCGATCCGTTTAGCCTCATTGAACTGGCGCATGACAGAACGCTCGCATGGTCGCGGGGCGATCCGCCGACAGACAAGCAGGTTGACTTTTTGCGGCGGCTGCGGGTCGGCATACCTGATATGTTGACTAAGCAGGAGGCGGGAAGGCTAATCACCGCTGCCATATCAACGCCTACGCCCAAGCAAAGTGCGGTGCTGCTGCGGCATGGGCTAGACCCTGCGGACTTTGATCGGCGGTCAGCAAGCGCCAAACTGTCGGAGATATTCGGGCGATGAGAACCGAATCGAAAGACATTCCGCGCTCGCGCATTCGGGCATGGGTGCTTGATCAGCAATCAAATTATGCGAAGGTGATTATCGTCAAGCCGCGCGACTTCAAGCAGTGGCTAGAAGTAATCGAGCGGCAGCGCGAAACGGTCGAAATGTTCCTTATAGAGTCGGGC